CACGCTTCTGGGCATTGAGCAGACGAGACATCTCTTTCTTGTAAATAGCCAGTTCTTCACGTACAGCATGCAATTCTTTTTTTAATGGTTCAACAATGTTCTCTATAAGGATACGGGTTGCCGTCTCCGTGTTCGTGATCTTCACAGTATCGGCATCGGCATGCGCGTGGTCGGCCTTCGCCTGAGCCTCACGCAAAGTCGAACGCAAAGTGAATATATTCACCAAGGCAGCTATCAATCCGCCACCCAACAGCAGATCCAGAACAACACTCCAACTCATATCCTCTAATTATTGGTTAATTCCGATACGTTTCAGCCAGGACGGAACGTCGAAACTCGGACAGGCCTTCGCCGCCAACTGGTTATGGCCAACAATCTTCACTTTAGGATGTGTCCGGTGAAAAGCCAGCACATACTGCTTCAACGCCTCCTTCTGGGCGAGTGTTCGGGTATCAACGGCTTTCTTCGGATCATTGGCATCCACACCACCGGCATACACCACATGGCGGCTTACTCCGTTATAACCTTTCGCACCGTTAGTGATCTCCCAGTTATCCACCCACGCGTCTTCGTTGTTGTTCACAAGGCGCTCCACACGGCCGTCCAAATGGATAAGGTCAGTGTAGCCTACCTGTTTCCAGCCACGGCCGCCTTTCGACTCTGGAGAGAGGTGCCAGCGACGGATGTCCGCAGCCGACACTTCCTGTCCAGGTCTGGTGGCAGTACAATGGATCACTAGATATCGTAACCGTCGTCGCATCGGAAAATAGCCTTACTTTTTAGACGCGCCCTTTGAACCGCTGCCTTTCTTTGGTTTAGCAGCCTTAGGTTCATCTACCTTTGGAGCTTCAGATTTGTCCGACTCCTTAGAAGCCTTCACTTCCTCACACAACCCACGCTTAATCAGGTCAGCGCAGCGTTCTTCGTCGTTCAAGTCGAGAACTGTTCCCACCCGATACATCGTGGTGTGGTCGTTCTTGTCTATGAATGTACTCTTTACAATTAGTTTCATATTTCATGGTGTTTTTTTTTAAGTAATGTTTTTTCTTCACTCGGAGTCCCCTCCCTTGTGGAGGGTTAGGGTGGGTTCCTATCCCTCCGGAACATTATCCTGGTTGTCACCACCATCGGAGGCCTTCACGAATGTTGGCTCTTCGCGGCTGTCAAGCACGATGAACTCTTCACCAAAGGCAATGTTCGTATCGGCTTTCATCAACATCTTGAAGAAGTAGAGCTCACTCATGTTGCTCACCGGACCAATCTTGATGACGTGCTCGTCATCCTGAAGGTTCACAGCGGCAAAGAGGTTGGTGGTCATCGCGTCAGGACTACACAGCGTGGCAACAATCAGACCGTCTGGCCAGGCGGCAAGGGTCTCAATCTTGATGTCCTTATACATCTTTATGTTGCGCGTAGTCTCGTCACGGTTCTTCGCATCGCGAGCAGTCAGTTCGTCATCGTACTTATTGAAGTCTGCCGGTGACATCAGGAAGCGAAGGTTAGGATTCTCTATCATGGCAACTGGTATCTGCTCACGCACGGCTTTCAGACGGTCGGTCATCTTCGTAGCATCGCTTTCCACCACGATGATGTCGGCATCTTTGGCGGCTTGCGTCAGGATGCCGTTGAAAAGATGGTCGTCGTCATTGCCATAGACACCGTTCACATAGTGACCGCCCAACTCAAATTGCACCTGCTTCGACAGGGCGTCGAGCAATGCGTTCTGGGCATTCGGCGGCAACTCAGCAAACACGAGGTCGCCCTTCGGCTGCCACGGGCGCCAGATGCTTTCGAACACGCGGGGGTTGAAAACGGTGAATGCCATGAAGTCAACAGGATTAAGCACCTGCTCAGAGTACGAGAAGTTACCCTTGGAGTCTTCTACCTTCGGGTCTTCTTTCTGCTTACGTAGCATCTTGCCGGTGCGCAGACGGGGGATGGAGATTTTCTTCGACACACCAGGAATCACATGGATAAGTCCTTTCTCCACAATCTCGTTGGAGGTGGTCGCTACGGTAAGGAGCTGCTCCAGCACCTCACCGTTGTAATTGGTGTTTTTGATTTCAATCATAATTCTTTCTTATTTTTTAAGGGTTCAACTTGTTCTTGATCTCTTCCTGGCGCTTGTCCCACGGACCTTTCTTGGCTGACCCATTGTCGTCAAGTACGTTCATTATACGCTTTTTTGGGGTTAGCGCAGCAAGGGCTTTCTTTCCGTCTTCAGGATGTTCCTTCAGTAGGTTCTCATACACTGCACGGGTCTCGGCGTTGATACGACCGTCACCCTCTGCAGCATCAAGCAGGGTCGCACGCTCAGCGGCAGCAGCTTCTTCGGCAGCAGCCTCATGGGCTTCCACCGTAGCGCGCAGCGTAGCGTTCTCTTCTTCCAGACCGTCAGCCGCGGCGGCTCGGGTCTCCAGTTGGTCGATGCGCTTAAGCACATCTTCTTCTGTCGCACAGTCCTTGAACTGCGGACGCTTCTTCAATTCGTCAATGTTCATGTCTAATACTTTTTGTGGCTCCTGGAGCCGGTTATTGAATATTGTATATATCTGCTCAGGGGTACTGTCCTCAGGAACGGGGTCGGCATCATAGATACCGTCGATAAGACCCAGACGCAGCGCTTCCTCTGCAGTGAGCCAATGGTCTTCGCCGTCGAAATAGGCGGCCTTGATGTTATCGGCACTTTGCCCCAACTTGGCAGCAAGCATCTGACAGAGGGTGTCTTCAAGACCTTCTATCTCCTTCAGCACGCCCTGCAGCTCTTTCTTGTCACCGTAGCAACTGCCGCTCACGCTGTGCAGCATCAGACGGGCATACTTGCTCATCTCGACGGGCTTGCCACACAGGGCTATCACACTGGCCATGCTGGCGGCAATACCGTCCACATAGATGCGGATATCGGCCTTGCTGTTGCGCAGGGCATTGAATATGGCAATGCCGGTATAGACCTCACCACCGTTACTATTGATGCGCACGTCTATATGCTTGTAGGCGGCTTCGGCTGCCAGGAGCTCACGTACCACCTGACCGCTACTCACACTACCATAGCTGTCGCCAATATCACCATACAGCAGTATGCAGCAGGTGTCCTCTCCAGGGATAATGTTGAAAAATTGTTTCATTTCTTTCTTACGTTTTAAAGTTCGTCGTCCTGTTTTTGCGGTAGCAAAAACTTATATTTCCTGTGTCATTGACATGCAGGACAGCTCAGTCGCACTGAGGTACTGCAGGCAATCGCTGGTGCAATATTACGCACTTACCGAAACCTACGCAAGTAAGTATTGCACCGTGCAATAATATGATGGCATCATGCCACGCTTTATTCTGATTCATGGTATAATTTGGCACCTTTGCACAAAATTTAAATTAATAAAGAAAAGATATGGCCAGAGAATTAACCAACAAGCAAAAGCGGGAATGGGCGAAGACGCTCTACCTCAAGGACAATCTTACACAACAGGAGATAGCCGACCGCGTGGGAGTATCGCGCGTATCGGTGTCTCATTGGGTGCGCGACGGCAAATGGGAGGAACAGAAAGCGGGCATCACACTCACACGCGAGGAACAAATACGCAGCCTATACCGGCAAGTGGCTGCCATCAACAAGGCGATAGAGGAACGACCGGAAGGAGAACGTTTCGCCACATCAGCGGAAGCGGACATTATCGGAAAACTGTCCAAGTCCATCAAACAGATGGAGACAGAGGTAGGCATCGCTGAGGTCATCAGCGTCATGACTCGCTTCATCGATTTCCTCCGACCGATTGACCTCGAAAAAGCAAAGGATGTCACCCGGCTCGCTGATGCCTTCATCAAGTCCATCCTCTGACAACACGATAACGTCATAACGCAATACCGATATAACGATATACCGCCATAACACCATGAAATACATCGACAAAACAGCACTCCTCAACTGGGAGAGATACAAGCAGGATATCAACCGCTCTACACCGGTCGATATGACCATGACACATGCAGAGCGGGAAAAACATCGCATATACCTCGAGGCGCATCCCATCGAGTGGGTCAAGTTCTTTTTCCCTGGATATGCCAAGTATGAGTTCGCCGACTTCCAGAAACAGGCAATACGGCGCATCCTCGCACACGACGAGTGGTTCGAGGTGCTGTCCTGGAGCCGTGAGCTGGCAAAATCCACCATCACCATGTTCATTGTCTCTTACCTCACACTCACGGGAAAGAAGAAAAACGTGATCCTCACTTCCAACAGCAAGGATAATGCTGTCCGGTTGCTGGCACCATATCGTGCCAACTTTGAGGCGAACGGACGCATCGAGGCGTATTACGGCAGGCAACAGACGCTCGGCAGCTGGACGGAGGATGAGTTTATCACCAAGCAAGGAGTGGCATTCCGGGCTCTGGGTGCAGGACAGTCACCGCGTGGTGCACGTAATGAGGCGATACGTCCCGACGTGCTGCTCATTGACGACTTCGACACCGACGAGGACACCAAGAATCCCGACATCATACAGAAGCGGTGGGAATGGTGGGAACAGGCGCTCTATCCGACACGCTCAACCTCAGAGCCGACACTGGTCATCTTCTGCGGGAATATCATCGCAAAGGACTGTTGCATCACACGCGCCGGCGAAATGGCAGACCACTGGGATATCGTCAACATCCGTGACAAGAACGGACGATCAACATGGCCGGAGAAGAACACGGAGGAGCATATCGACCGCACCCTGTCGAAGATATCGACGCTCAGCCAACAGCACGAGTATTACAATAACCCGATATCGGAGGGGGAGATTTTCAAGGAGGTCGTTTATGGCAAGGTGCCGCCGCTGTCAAAGTTCAAGTTCCTGGTCATCTACGGCGACCCGGCGCCGGGAGAGTCGAAAGGAAAGAAGGGAATATCGTTTAAGGCGGTCATGCTGCTCGGTAAGCACGACGGCAAGCTCTACGTCATCAAGGCACGCCTCGCACAGGCGCTCAACGCAGAGTTTATTGACTGGTATGTGCAGCTGCTCGAATATGTCGCCGGACGCTCCACCGTCTATTGCTGGATGGAGAACAACAAGCTGCAAGACCCATTCTTCCAGCAGGTGTTCCAGCCTCTCGTCAGGAAAGCACGGAAGGAACGTAACATCACGCTATACATACAGGGCGATACCGAGAAGAAGACGGACAAGGCGACGCGTATCGAGGCGAACCTGGAACCGATGAACCGCGAAGGCAACTTGATTCTCAATGTGGCAGAGCGCGACAACCCACACATGCGTGAGCTCGAAGACCAGTTCAAGCTCTTCACCATGAATATGAAGTATCCGGCTGACGGTCCTGACGCCGTCGAGGGAGGCAACCGTAAGATTGACCAGACGGCTAAACGGGCGGAAAGACCGGTCACAGTCTCCCGACATACAGCAAGCCGGAAAAATCCACACCGATTATAAACAACAAAACTATGAGCCAATTTGTAAACATCGAAGACTACGATGCAAGCGTCCACCGCGAAATACTGGACGCGCTCGTGCGTGACGACGAGGCACTCGTCGAGATATGTGAGGACCGTGCCATCGAGGAGATGCGCTCCTACCTATCCAAACGCTATGACTGCGATGCCATCTTCTCTGCAGAAGGGAAAGACCGCAACCAACTCATCCTCATGATGGTCATCGACATCGCTGTATATCATATCTTCTGCATTCACAATCCGCAGAAGCTCTCACAGGTCCGGAAAGACCGCTACGAACGGGCAGTAGAGTGGATGAAGGCAGTAGCCAATGAGGATATCTCCATCGACGGGGCACCGCTCCTGCCGGAAGAGGAAAGGGCTGCAAAGGCATCCGTCATGTTCCGCAGCAACCCGAAGCGGGTAAACAGATTATAACGATATAACGAAATAAAAAAATGACAAAAAGAAAAAAACAGCGTATCACCGCCTCCGGCAATGTGCCGCGACCGGGACAGAAACAACCGGCAGTCATACTGCTCACACAGCCGAAACGCTTCGGCATCGATACGGCGGACTTCATGACGGCAATACGCGCCGCAGAGAACGTGGACTACTCACAGCGTGCTAAACTCTACGACCTGTACAGCGATATTCTGCTCGACGCACACCTCACCAGTGTCATCGAGAAAAGAAAGAATGCGGTACTGTGCTCGGATATCCGATTCCAGCGAGACGGGGTACCGGACGACCATATCAATGAACAGATCCAGTCGCCATGGTTCAACCGTATGATATCCGACTTGCTCGACGCGAAGTTCTGGGGATTCTCTCTCCTGCAGTTCTACCGCAATGGTGAGTGGGTAAACTACGACCTTATTCCTCGTAAGCATGTCGATCCTGTACGCAGACAGATTCTCCGACAGCAGACGGACATCACTGGCACGTCATGGGATGAGTTTGCTGACTTGCTATTCGCTGGAAGTTCTGACGATCTAGGACTGCTGGCTAAGGCAGCACCGTGGGTCATCTATAAACGTAACACAACGGCTGACTGGGCGCAGTTCTCGGAGGTATTCGGCATGCCGATACAGGAATACACCTACGAGACAGATGATGAGGACAGCCGCAGACGGGCGGTCGAGGATGCGGCATCACTCGGATCGCTCGCACAGTTTATTCACGGCAAGGATACGCAGCTCCGGCTCGTAGAGGCAGGCAACAAGACGGGCAGTGCGGAGGTGTACGAACGGCTGGTAGAGCGATGCAATAACGAGATATCCAAATTGATTCTCGGCAACACGCTCACCACGGAGGCGTCCGACAATGGCACACAGGCGCTCGGAACGGTGCATAAAAAGGTGGAGGACCGGATAGCTAGTGCCGACAGGCTCTATATTCTAGACATCCTCAATTATGATATGGCAGACATATTTACTGCTATGGGCATTGACACCCAAGGGGGCGAGTTCTTCTTCCCGGAGAAGAAGGAT